TGGCTCCATGTACGGTGCAAACTTTTCACCAAGATCGCCAGGTAAAAAACCAAATCCTTTGCTTGACGCTTCGACGTTTGGTCGCGTCAATATCACGCTATCAATGAGCTTTTCTTCGAGCAGCTCGGCTGCGTAAGACGCGGCTATATACGTCTTCCCTGTCCCTGCCGGACCGACAGCAAAAGTAATGACATTAGCACGAATAGCATTGATGTATTGTTGCTGCGCCTTATTCATTGCACGCAACTGGGATTTCTTTGGTGTTGTTGTTACTTCTTGTACAAACTTTTGTGCGCGTCGATCTTTGCGCTTAAGTTTCTTTTCAAAATCCATGTAAATCCCTATGAAAAAAAATATATTGCTATCACTAAAAGCACTGTTTACTACCCCATGACAATCAGTTCTAATCTGCCCTATGTCATTAGTAGACTACCGTTACCAGTAGCCGTAACCCGTGTGGATCGCGTAGCTAGTGCGATTTATCCACTTTAAAGGCTGCAAGGTTGCGAATTGCGGTACGCTACAAGCAATGCTTTTAGTGATAGCTAGGCATCGCGCTAGGTAATTGACTGCTATCCGCCTAGCGCGATTAAGAGTAAAGGTAAAACATGAACACTAATACAGGATGTTTCATTGATAACTAAACCCAAGCCACAAACCAGCCATTGATAAATCGCCAAAAATAAAAATACTGGCTTGTGGTGGGCATAAACTTATTCATCGTCTTCTGGATGCTCTGGTGATGCTCTTTGAATCATCATACTATCTGCCATGTAATATGCAAGATTTGAAATGTTTTCAAACGCTGTATTTGATCTTCCTGCCATAAATCTTCCTGCCAAAATTCCCTGCATTGCATGTGCCGCAAAATAATCTCGCAGATCTTTGTATTCAGTCATTACTTTTCTCCATAAAAAAAACCGTCTTTTCAAACAGGTGATAATTGCAGTAAGAAGTTGCTGCTCTGTTTTTAAATTCGGTTTTGTTTAACTTCTTAACTTATAGGTTTATCACAACCTGTACACATTATAACACATCCCAAAAAAATATTCCCATTACATTCCCGTTCCCGTTCCCGCGTCCCCACTCTCTTAGAGAGTGTGGGACGGGCGGGACAATGACGGGCGACTGTCCCGAATCCCGTTTGGGACAATTCGGGAATCACGGGACATCTTTTCTTAACCAGTAATACCCAGCATCATGCATTACAAGTCCTTGTTTTTCAAGGTCTTTTAGTCCTTCGTTGAAGCGATTGGAGTTTGACTTGCTGTTATTGCTCTTAATTTCTTCATACGCAAATGGTCGCCACTCCTCACGGGACACCACAAATTCCCGTTCGCCCAAAAGTGTGCGGGAACCACCTAAATTTTGCGTCGCTGCGATGGCTTTTTTTAGTCCATCTAAACATTTTTGCGTAGCTGGTTTTAATAACACTTCCTCTTGAGCAACTCCCACATACTCCAGGTAAACACCATCGATTTGCTCTTGCAGGTAATCATCATAAAAACATTCACCTTCTAGCGGCACAATCTTTAGCGCAAATTCCATGTTGCTACCTGCCGCAAAGTCTTTTGACTTGGTGCAACTAAAAGTCACCTCCATCTTGGATTTCTTTGTCATGCAAAATTCAGCATCCATACCAGCTTTTATGGCACTGCTACCACGCGCACGACCTTTATCCCCATGACCACTATGATGAACAGTCACAATCGCGCTGGTGTACTTCTTTGTGAGCATTTCAATGTTGGATAAATACATTGCCATGTCTTCAGACGAATTCTCGTCACCATGCATGTTTCTGTGCAGTGTATCGATAAAGATAGCGTATGGTTCTTGATCAGTAATCTCAGCAATAATCTGGATTATTTGTTGCACCGCGTCTGCGCTCAACATATTGACTGATTTTGTGCTAAAATAAATGTTATCTGGATCACGATTGTATTTTTGCTTTAGAGCTTGCATACGCATAGCTAAACCACGATGACCTTCACCTGCGATGTAGATGACTAGACCCTTCTTCGTCATACGTCCGTGCCATGTTATGCCATTCCCAATGCAAAACGCCCAGTCTAAAGCCACCAAAGATTTACAAGAACCAGATTCCCCAAACAAGAGTGTGCTGGATCCTCGTTCCAGCACATCTTTTATCACCCAGTCTGCTGGCTTCATCTTAGCCATTAATTCCTGCACCGACACAAACAAGCTCTGTTTTCTTCCGCACACAAAATTGTAAACGGATTCAATTCCCGCGTTGTTTGCCATGTCGTTAAAGTCTTCACCCACAATCGGTGGGTAAATAACTTCAACACCACACTTGCTTGCTTTCTCAACACCTACGCCAGATGCATCGTTATCCGCGCAGATCAAAACGCGACCTTTGTATTCTTTGCGGATCATGTCGCACACTGGTTTCAAATTGCCCGCGTTGAATGCAACGACAACGCAAAATCCTGTGGCTTCATGTAGCGTCATTCCAGTGGCAAAACCTTCAGTGATTAAAACCGTATCACCTAGGCTTCCAATCACATAGTAACCGCCTTGCATCTTGCCGCCAGTGTAGAAACGCTTGTCACCATCTGCTGAAATAAACTGTAGTGACTGGATTTCCTCGTTTGCACCATAGACGGGAACGACCAGGCGATTATCATAAAGCCGCAATCCAGAATCAGACTTAATGTTCTTGCGTATCAAATAATCATGGTTTTCAATCGTTGGCAACTTGGCGTAAAGCTCTTGCGCATTAAAGGCAGCGGAGGCGTAAGCAAAGTCACGCTCCTCCTTGGCTTTCTTTAATGCTTCTTCACGATCATAATCGCTCGCTGAGGCTTGACCGTTAATAAACCAATAGTGAACCTCGCCAGACTTCCAATCGCCAAATGCTGCGCCTTTACCGTCAGCGAACATGGATACCCATCCAGACTTGTCTTTGCCAGTCGTCTGAAATCTTGTGATGGCAGATTGCTTAATATATGGCGGAGGATTAAATCCCACCGCACGGATTGCGTCGAGCAAATCTTGACTCATAAAGATTCCAAATAGTCTGAAAGTTTTTTAATCATGTCATAGCTGGTGCGCTTTTCAATGTCATGGATAAAGCGATGAAGCGTTAAACGTGAAATGTCTGTTGATCGTGATACTTCACTGATGTTCATGGGTTTGAGTTTGGTTTTGATTTGATCTGGCGTAAGCATTGTCATTTCCTTTTGTTCAAGTTATAAAAAAATATGTTGACATTATAAACAGCGTGCGGATAATAGCAACCTTGGTAAAGATATTTTTTTTTTAATCCCCAATGTGGAGATACAACAATGAGCTTACTTAATAGCATTACAAAACCCGTAAACAAATATCGTTTGTTTACCATTTATGGCGGTGCTGGCACAGGCAAAACGTCTTTGGCTAATACGTTTCCTGCGCCAATTTTTATTAGAGCTGAAGATGGCTTGTCTTCAATTCCTGCTGATGCAATGCCAGACGCATTTCCAATCTTAGAAACTGGAAGCGACATTTACAATCAACTTTTAGCGTTGATTAAAGAAGATCACCAATACAAAACATTGGTAATTGACTCAGTAAGCAAACTGGATCGTTTGTTTATTGATGACATTACAAAAGGCGACAACAACGCTAAAGCACTTGCCACAGCATTAGGTGGTTATGGTGCTGGTTATCAAGCTCTTGGCTCTATGCACGGACGTGTGCGTAAAGCCTGCCAAGTTTTAACGGACAAAAAAGATATGAACATTGTGTTTTTGAGCCACGCTGAACTTAACACAATAAGTCTACCAGATGCGGATCAATATCAGCAATTTGGTATGAAAATGGAAAAAAAATCGCAAAGTCATTACATCGATGATGTGGACTTTGTTGGCTATCTGCGTCTTGAAACTTTTGTTATGAAAGATGAGCAAAAGAAATCAAAAGCAAAAAGCACGGGTGAGCGGATTATTCAATGCACAAGTGAAGCGTCAAGCGTTAGTAAAAACCGCATGGGATTAACTGACGATATTTTTATCCAACACGGAATCAATCCATTATTAAAATTTTTAGGAGAATAATTATGAGTTTTTGGCAAACAAGCGAAGGTAAAAGCGCAACAGACACAACAGGTAAATTTGAATCGGGCGGTGGCATTGCGTTGATACCAGAAAACACGACCTGCTTAGCTATGATTACTGAAGCTAACATTGCGGAATATCAAGGCGATGAATATATCAATTTAGCGTGGACAGTAAACAAACCAGACGCTTATAAAAACCGCAAAGTGTTTCAAAAAGTGCGAGTATTTGACGCAGACACAAAAAAACGAGACAAGGCTTTAAATATGCTTGCAGCTATTGATAAAAACGCTGGAGGAGTATTAGCACAGTTTAATGCAGCACCAACTAATGTAACGTTACTGCAAATAATGAATAAACCCATGCTAATTAAAGTTATGGTGTGGGAGATAAACGACAAAACAGGCAACT